GACACAGGCTCCATCTACAACATGGCCGCCATGGCCAACCCGGCAGCCGAAATGCACATTTGCGAAGGCGAATTCGACTCCATGATCCTCGAACAATGCGGATGGCCAGCCGTCGCCCTACCCGGCGCCACCTCGTGGCAAACCTTCTGGACCAAATTCTTCGAAGGCTACGACCACATCTACATATGGTCAGACCCAGACCAGGCAGGCCACCAGATGGCCCAAACCCTCCAGGCAGCACTCCCCCAAGCCACCCACGTGCCCCTCACCCTAGGGGATGTCACAGACACATACCTGAAAACCGGCAAAACAGGGTTGACACAAGCCCTCAACACAGTGCTACAATAAAACCAGACAAACAACCACAACACGGAAAGGTACACTAAAACATCATGGATCCCCTCGACACGTGCCCCATCCCCGGCCGCCGCAACACCAGTAAAGCCGCCAGGAGGCGCATCCGCCTCGCCATCATCGCCGAAAAATGGGCCGATGGTGAAGACCCACTCCACATCATGCACACCTGGGGCACCACCTATGACGGGATGCGATCCATGATCCGCGCCAACCCCGACATTAAACTACCCGACGACATGGCCAAACGGCTACACAAAATCTGCCGGGAAGCCTACCCCAAAAACCAGCCCAACAGGCACCGAAGCGGATGGGACCAATACGAAAAACAGTACTACACGGAGGAAATACTCTTCCTCAACTCCTTCAACGTGCCAGCCATGAACATGCTCCGCAGGCTCGACGTGTCATGGACAATGTGGAAACACATCATCAACGAGCAGCACCTGACACGTTTACAGCAGGAGACCGACAACGCCTGCCAGTGGGCGAACCTGCGAAAGCAGCACCCCGATAAGACTGATCAGGAAATCACTCAGATGATGTACAGTAACCAAGTAACGTTCAGCAAGGTGATGAAAACCATACCCGCATAAACATCCATGACACCTGCATAGTATTTGCACACTCTTTCACACATAGGAGGCATGATGGTTACTAAAACCCAACACTTGATCGACATGCACGGGGACAACAACAACGATGAGTTTCCCGAGCACCTACGTGACGTCATGTGCGGTAAAACACTCAACCACACAGACAGAACAACATCGTGGTGCACACGCAAACCAGGACACGACGGCGACTGCCGCACAGGATGGCAGCCCACCACACAACCCCTAGGATATCATGGCAACCAAAACTGAAACCCTTATTCAACGCTACGGGGCTAAAGCCGCCGACGTCCTCGCCGACAGGTCTATCCCCGCCTCATGGCTAGCAAAACAGCTCACCCAGGCAGGATACCCCATCTCCGCTACCGTTATAAAAGATTATCGTCGCAAACAAGCCAACACCACCCCACAAGAGGAGGATACCCGATGATAGACAATATAGACCGGCTCCTCACACAGCTAGCCAACCACGACAACGCCATCGACACCATTAATGATGATCTAGCCAACGGAACCGTACGGCGCACACGCATCTCCGAATGGACCTTACCGAACGGGGAAACAGGCCGATCCGTACAAAAAATCATCGACCACCAACCCGCAACAGACCCGTATCCTGTAGATGAACTCGTAGCTAAGCTAGCCGACTGGCAGCCACCCACAACAGACAACACCACAACAGACAGTAAAACCGCATTCGTCATCGGGGCAGGCGACTTTCAAATCGGCAAAGGCATCCCCGGAGGAGAAACAGCACACTTCGCCGACGACTATTTGCGCTCCCTCACAGCCGCCAAACACTACTGGCAGCAAGCAGGCAAACCGCAACGAGTCCACATCGCCTTCCTCGGCGACATGATCGAAGGATACGTGTCACAAGGAGGCAACAACGCCTGGCGCACACAAACACCCCTGACAGAACAAATCCGGCTCACCCGCATGGCCATGATGCAACTCATCCACCAATTCGACCACTGCGACAACGTCACCATCACATCCATCCCCGGCAACCACGGTGAAGCCGTGCGCTTCGGTAAAGGCGTCACCACCTACGACGACTCCTTCGACGTGGACTGCTGCCGCGCCATCGCAGAAGCCTACCAGCTCACCAACCAGTATCCCAACATCCACTTCCACTTCCCTGAGCGGGACGAAATGACCACCACCGTCGACGTGGCCGGCACACAAATCCTACACGCCCACGGACACCAATGGCGCAACAACCAACACTACGAATGGTGGCGCGGCCAAGAATTCCACAACGGCACCACATCCCATATACTCATGGCAGGGCACCGGCACCACCTAGAAATCTCCGAGCAAGGACAACGCACCTTCATCCAATGCCCATCCATGGAAGGCGAATCCACATGGTATAGGCATCGCACAGGCACCACCGGCAACCCCGGACTCGTGTGCTACACTATCAACAACAAAACACCAAACAACTACCAGATAGCCAGGTAATAGTGCCATGAGCAGACGACCAACAAAAGCAGACCTGGCCACCACCGCATCGTGGGTGTGGGCCACAGACCACCATCTTCGCACACTCAACCGGGCATGCACCAAAACAGCCGGACACTACCCCGCAATCAGTGCAGACGACCTCTACCAAGACTCTCTACTATATATTGCGGTGCGGGAACAATACCACAACCTAGACAACAAACACTACACCAAAATGTGTTACAGGGTAGCCAAACGGCTAGCCAACAAAACCATACAACACCTAGACCAGCCGAAACCTTTATCCGATATTATTCATCTAGCCGACAACCAAACCAGCAACTAACAAAAAGGGAGAACACACCATGGTTAAAACCACCATCGACGACGGAACTCAAACCACCGTTCTACAAACAGTAGGCTCCACCACCACCGCCATCATCACCGACACCGAAAACCCCGAAACCATCACCGCCAAATACACCATCAGCAAAGACGGCACAGCCACCTACAGCATCAGCGGAAACACCTATTTGGGAGACCACCAACACATTATCAAACTCATGTACGACTACTGCCACTGCGTCGGACGATTCGACACCAGCAACACCAACAACCTCGACAACATGTTCAGGGGGTGACCAAGTGAACCGAACCTACACCACAGCCGACATTATCCAAGCCGCACAATGGATCTGGAACGGCGGACCATGGAAACCGAGCGTCGAACCAGGCATGCCACCCCCACCAACCGCCCCCCAGCATCACGGCAACAACATCGTCACCATGATCGATCTACAGCTAGCCATCGACGACTACACACTCACCTGTGAACCATCCAAACAGCGAAAACATTTAGCTAGGTTGGCAGCATTCCGGGAAGTATACGGATACGACCAAACCTACGCCACAGCCGCCCAGAGACTCGGAGTGACAAGGCAGACTGTGAAACAGTGGGCAGACCAAACACTGATGACGTTAACCGAGTACGCAAACAGCACATACTACATGCCAGACGATAACGAAGGAATGGCATAAAAACCATGGACAACACACACAACATCACCTACACCACCCTCAACACAGCGATACACCGTATCGTCCAACAACAGCCCACCAACATGCAACAACTACAAAACATTGTTGACAGTGTCGAAAACCAGTACGGTGTACCCATCTCCCTCGACAACGTGAACCTTACCGTCAACAATGTCAGCCTCGACGATCTCGCTATCGACCAAGACACGCTAGACGAGTGCAGCGAAATCCTATGGTTCTGCGACAGTGCAGGACACCCCACAAACAACAGCAACACCCGCGGCAACAGCGAGAACCAGAGCCCCTATGCAAGCCAGGAAGCACTAGACTGGCTCGCCGGAATCGCATACCAGGCCAAACTATTACAGGCGGCAGCCGACGAGATCATGTGGGCTATCATCCGCCACCGCGACAACCACAAAAACGTTATCGGCCGGAACGTTCTCGACCAGGCCAGCGAAACGATCTCTACCTGCCTCCACCTGTATCAGATGCTCGAAGACACCATCGACAGCAACGAATCATAGCCACACCGCATAAACAAAAATAGTGCCCCAGCGGCAACCACCACACGATCGTGGCAGCACCGCTGGGGCACACATCTATACTCACTTATGCAACAGTAGACTCTACCGTGCCAACCTCCGACTCGGCAGCGTGTTTCGGCACATAGCCTACACCAAGATCCGCATCGTCTACAGGCTCGATCATGCCAGGATCCGACACATCCACCGAGTGCGGCTCAACCATTCCGGGATCATCCGGTGGAACCAAACCCGCATCCACAACCGTAGTTTTAGGTTTACCGGCCACAAACGCTGGGCTACCAAACGAGGTAGCCACCGACAGGACAGCAGCAACCGTTGCTGTTATCAGGGCAGACTCCCACGGCAAACCGCGAAACGACTCCGCAGTATAAGTGACACCCGCAGTAACCCCAAGCACAGCCACAAACGTTTGAATAAAAGTTTTCAGGGCACGCTCAAACAAGCCCAACCAAAACTGTTTACCCATCACACATCACCATCACTTTTTTAAATCGTTGACAGCAGACTCGAGCCTACTGATGCGGCTACGACACTCCAGCACGTAATACCAGACACTCCACAAAGCGTCTTTGGTGCGCCACAGCTTCCCCGTCACCGGATTCTTCACCCACGACAACGCCTCGACACGCTTACGCAAGTCACCATTCTGAACCTGAACCACACCAACATCATGGTGCAGCTTATTCACCGAACCAGTAAGCTGAGCAGACAATTGTTTAATCTGATCATGCAAGGCTTTCACATCAGCCACAGTTAACTCCTCATTATCCCCACTGCCGCCGTTGACGACGGCCATAAATTTGTCCCACGGAAACCACGGCCCAGGATCGTCATGATCCGACTGATGCCACGCATCCGTAACATCCACATGCCCGCAAACACCACGTTTACCGGCCTTCAAATCGGCAGCCGACAGTTTCCTTTTCGGAACACCATGCTTGTCACACAACTGCCGGCACAGCACCGCGGCACGCTCCACGGCAGGCCACACGCGAGGATCAAGCCACTGCTCCCGAGTGTAAGCATGCCCCGGTATCCGAAACGAGGCGTGCGAACCCCCATCAGCGCAAATCTCTATACCCAAACTATGCGGATTCGGCGGGGCATGCCAGCCAATAGTTCCTTCTGACAGGCACTGCACCGTCTCCCCAATATCGCAAACATAATGCGCCGAACCACCAGACGATGGGGAAGCGAAATAGTTTGCCGTGGACACCGCCCGCCCTTTACGTGAGGCGGACGGAAACCCCACATCCGGGCACGTCGCATGAATCACAACACGGTTCACCGGACTATTCGAGCCAGCAGAATGGTGCGCCGCAGGAATGTATCTCACAACACGCCACCCCCAAACACGACCAACATTAGTAACACCCTTCCCTTTTCTTGTTCTATTTGCGGGATGATACGGTAACCACAGGTGATGGTTTCACATCCTGGCAGGCCGCAGAACCCGCTATGGTAGAGGCCGTACCGTCACTATATTTCACAACCAGGCGGCCCCCGGAACAGTACACCGATATCACCGAACGCCCATCACGGCCATCAGCGCCATCCTTACCGTCTTTACCGTCGGATCCGTTCACACCTGCGGGGCCACGCTCACCACGCTCCCCCTGTGCGCCTTGCGGGCCGGCAGGACCCGAAGGGCCCACCTCGCCGCGCTCACCGGCCGAACCATCACGACCATCCTTGCCATCAGCGCCGTTCACACCGTCCACGCCTGCACGGCCCGAAACACCATCACGGCCATCCGAACCGTTAGCGCCGGGCAGCCCGTCAGGACCCTTCACACCATTCAAACCCGGGGAACCCTGCGGACCAACAGGGCCAACCAGCCCAGCAGGACCATTGCTACCATCCCGGCCATCAACACCAGCGGGGCCTTGCGGGCCGCGCTCACCAGCCGGGCCAGGAACACCCTGCACGCTACGCTCAACACGCTGAGCATCCACACACAAGCCAGACTGGTGAAGCCGCGCAGACTCCACGCCACCCTGGGTACACACCTGCTTCACACGGCTGGCTAAACCTTTAGCGGCTGTACCATTAGACTGGGCTTTAGCCTGCTCCGAATCCCGCTCAGAGGATACAGCCCCGAAACGCAAAGCACCCCCGGCAACCACCGCCAACAACACAAGCGACAAAAACAGCAACACCAGTGAAGCCTTCTCAAAATTGCGGCGCTGCCGCTTCTCCTCCTCCAACTCCCTCAACCCTACTCACCTCCACCATCAACAGTATCCTTCAAAAACTCGGGCAAATCAGGAAGATGCATCGGCTCCACATCATCAGGAAGCCCGGCGTTAAACCTTCGCACCTCGCGCCGCACACCCCACGTATACTCTTCCATCGCATCCACCTGCGCAGACAGCCTGCGTAAACGCTTCCTAGACCGGGATGTGACCGCCTGAACAGAACCCAAAACCGTGGCCAACGCGGTACAAATAGAGGCCACCAGTGCAGGAGTAAACCACGACACCACAGCCCCCCAACATCACACCATCCGCCACAACACCTGTACAGTCACACGCCGACAGCAATCCAGTTAGCTACCGCAGGCACACCATTCGGTTTAGACCCGTCATTCGTGATAAACGCTAAACCAAAATCCTTGGCAGTAATATTGTAGGCTTTCACATCAATCTGGGTCGTGCCCCCAGCCGCCGTAGCCATAGACGCCACCACGATAGGCGGGCTACTAAACGGCCGGGCAAACGGGATCGTGTAAGCATACACAGCAGACCCGCCAAACTGGATCTGCTTAGAACCCGTCTCAATCCTCGGAGACAGGAGCATCCACTCGTTAGCATGGTTAGCCCACACAGCACCAGAAGGAACCATCACACGGTCACCCTCCACAGGGGTAGGATCACACGCAGCAGACTCCCCAAACGCCACACGGGCCGCTATAGCACGCCTGTCAAGCTGCTGCTGCAACCCGTTAGACGACACCACCAAAGTCGCCAACAGTTGCTGATGGAACACGCCAGGCTCAGCACGCAACACGTCACGGGCACGCTCCGCACGCCCACCGGGAACAATCTCCAACTTGGCCGTATTCTGCTCCCAATCCCGCGACAGGACAACATAGTCGTAGCGGGTCTCACCCGGGCCCGGAAGCTGCCCCGTCACCGTCTCAACACTATTCGACGTGCACATCACCCCGTGAGCCCAAGCCTGCCCCGGCAAAACACTACACAACACCGTGGAACCCTGAACAGTAGTGCCGACACGAAAATCATCCGGCCCTTTCACGGACGGCATATTACCCATCAGACCAGACATTTGAGCCCAATCATACTCGGTCAACACACCATCAAACCCTTTACACACAATACCCACAACAAACCCCTAACAATTAGAATTTTTGCAAATCCCGCACACCCGCAGCCAAACCGGCAACACGGCGAGCCAACAGGGCCGACGGATTATCCTCATAATCACCGGCAATAGGAGTCACCTTCGTCCAACCATCACCCGGCGAATCACACTCCACATCAATCTGACGCACAATCTCCGCAATAGGCCCCGAGCCCACATCCACATAAATCAAATCCCCGGGCATCAGATTGCCTGGCCCAAACCGCAACACATCCGACTCAGCCAACTCGATCTTAAACCCCGACGTGGCCCCTAACTCGGACAGCACCTGCTCAGCCTCATCGATGAGATGCACATGTTCAGAATCCGTGTTACGGGCATCCTTAAACACCTCGACACGATCAAACCAATCCCCCTCGGCCATCGAATCAACATCCTCACAAAACAGCCGATCTTTGCCCTCGCCGCGGCCACCAACCACCACCGAAGTAGCCTTAGGGGCATCCCTCACATACTCCCACGACACAATCGAACCAGACTCGGCAGTCAACACATGCTTCCGGGTCACAGCAGGCACACAATCAAACAGCAAACCCCGCTGATCAAACTGCGCATTCTCAAACTGGTTCACCGTGACAGTCATCCGAGCCCACGACAACACCGGCAACAACTTGTCTGCAAACACGTGAAACCGCACCTGAAAATCCTTAATATAGCGGCCACGACTCTCATCATCGTTCATAAACAAACCAGGCGGAAAACGCCAAGCATTATCCCCCAACACCTGCTTAGCCACCGACTCAGCCGCACCCGAATAGTGAGCATAATCCCTGTCGGCACGCCACTCCATACCAACCAAACCAGGACGATAATTCACAGGCCACATCAACATACGCCACAACAGACGAATATCATCCTCACACGTGATAGTCACCCGCGAAGAACGCCACGGACCCACACCATGAACCTTACGCACAGGCCCAGAAAAAATCTGGCCACCACCATAATCAACAACCAGCCGTGCACCCGGCCTCGTCAACCCGTCAAGCCTGGAATGATCACCCGACACCACCAACTCCAGCGTAGACAAACCATTCCACTTCAACGACAACTTCAACGACTCAAAAAAATTGATAGGCGCCACACGACGATAATCCGGCGTAAACAACGTTACATTCGGGACAAGACCAGCCATCAACTATTCACCAAGCCCTCAAAAACCTGTACTGCACCGACACAACAATGGCACCCAAACCAACCATCTCAATATTCACACTCTTAGAACCGCCAGGCGGGATAGGCGCAAACTCCCACTCCTTCAAACGATCCATCACATCCTCAAACCCATTCAACAACGCAGACTGCTTCCGAGGATCCGTATCAATAGTGATCCAATCAAACTCCTCGACAGGATAATCCGAAGACACACGCAAACCATCAATCTGCACAGACCACGACTCCAAAGGCCCCTCAACACGAATCACAGGCCACGCAGGCACATCACCCTTATTAGACAGATTATCCCAGCCCGAACCAACACCAGGCGTCAACACCACAGGAAACGCCGTGCCATCCTTGCCGACAGGACCGCCACCCAACCAATCCTGCAACTTCGCGTTACTAAAACGAAACTTTTGCTCATCCCCATACCAAAACGGGTCATAAGCTGTCAAATGCAACAGATAGCGCGCATAGCCGCGATTCACCGGATCAACCGTAAACGTGTCATCCACCGAATCAAACCGGCACCGCAGCACACGCTCACGACCAGACGGGGTCTTCACAGACAACTCCCCCACCTCGCCCGGAGGAAAAGCAGACCACAACTCGTCATACGCCTTCAAAAAACCGTCACGAAACCCGCCCACCGGATCCGGGTCAACACCCGACACCAACACAGGCAGCGTCACCTCGCGAGGCTTCACATTAAACCCGCGCCACTCCGAGCCGTGCACCCCAACATGAGTTTGAGAAAAATGCTCCACCTCAGGAACACCCAAACCGCGCAACGAATCATTCAACAACATGACCGGAGACGCACCCGTATAATCCGTCAAATGAAGCACACGCTCCCCACCAAACAGCGGATCCATAAACCATGTCACAGTCAAACCCGAACGATCAGACGGGTCGGGAATAAACATGCACAACACCCCCAATCACACGTAAGCCAACGCATTCAAAGCGTCACGCTGCTGCCGCTCAATCCGCTTCGCAAACTCGTTAGGATCACCATAAGTAGGCCCATTCACATTCACCACAACACTCTTATCATTCATACGCTGATACCTGCCATACGGGGTAAACGAGCCCACAGACGATCGCACACCAAACCGGGCATCAACCGCATCAGGAAGCCGACCAGCCACACCCGACATCGCATCCAACGCCAAACCAGCATTACCAGTAATACCCTCAGCCAAACCGGCAACAACCTGACGGCCAACCTGGTCACGAAACACCCTAGACGGGGAATGAATACCCAACACCGATTTCGCCGCATTAGCAACCTGAGAACCCATATTACGCACCGTATCCAACAGGCCACTCATAGCATTCCGGATACCATTACCCAAACCAGACACCACATCACGGCCAGCAGACACCAACAGGGACCCCATATTACCAAGCGCACGTCGAATATTACCGGGCAGATTCCGGAAAAAACCCAGCACACCATGCACACCACTAGACACAGCCGAACCCATAGCATGCATAGCACTAGAAGCCGCACTCCGGGCACCATTAAAACCGCGCACAGCACCACTACGAACCCTAGACGCCATCGAACTGAAAAACCCGCCAACAGCAGACGCCACCGAAGACACAACACTCCGGATAGCATTCATCGCAGAAGAAACAGCACCACGAGCCGCGTTAAAACCAGACCTCACATGAGAAGCAACCGAAGAACCAAGCCGGGCAAAAAACCCCACAACCGCGTTCACACCGCCAGAAACAATCGACTTGAAACCGTTAATAAACGCAGACGTAAACGCTCTAATATGATTCCAGCCAGCCTGAATAACCGAACCCATACGCGCCAAACCAGACACAAAATGGGCCACAACCCACCCGATAACACGGGCAACAGCAGCAATAACACGGGCAACAGCCGACACGACAGCACCAACAATACGGGCAACAAACCCGATCACAGCTGTCACAATCGGCATCACAACCGGAATAATGCGGGCCACCACCTGCAGCACAACCGAAACAACCTGCACCACCACACGCATAATCGACATGATGACTGGTATCAACGACCGGATCAGACCGATGATAGGCGGCAGAACAGACATGACCGCACCCAAAATCTGTTGAATCACAGGCATCAAAACAGGCACCAACTGCATGATCACGCCAACAACCTGCCGTATCACAGCCACAACAGCCTGCAACACCGGCATCAACGCCGGCAACAACATGGCAGCAACCTGCGTCACCGCACCAATAATCTGCGTGATCACAGGAACCAGTCGAGCAACCAGCATACTAATCACAGGCACAAGCTGCGCAGCCAAACCGGCAACCAAACCAATAATCTGGCCGAACACTGGCGCCAACTGTGCCACCAAACCAGCCACCAAACCAAACAGCGGCTGAATAGCGGCCATAATCTGCCCCAAAGCCTGGCCAACAACCCCGACAAGCTGCATAACAGCGGCACGGAACTGGGCGTTAGTGGCAAACATGGCAGCAAACAAGCCGATCACAATCCCGACGGGGCCACCCAGGGCGCGAAACACGCCGCCAAGCCCCCCAGCGGCACCCCTCAAAGCACCAAACGACGGCAACAGATTCTTCAACGACACAGCCAACGGGGCAAACCCCGCAACAAGCTTCCCAACACCCGCAGCAACAATACCAAACACTGCGGTGCCGCCAGCAAACATGGCACCCAAATTCACTTTAGGGACAGGCAAATGCATTCTCGCAAAAATGCCCTTCAACTGCTCCACCTTGGCGCGCATCTGTGCATTCATTCGAGTGATCATAGCCGGCATACGATTAATCCACGCCAAAATAGACGGCATCATCCGCTGAATCCCCTGATCCACCGACGCAAACAAAGGCTTCACAGACTCCGTGATAGACTTAATAACCGGATTCAACGCAACAAAAATCTGCCGCAGGCCGTTAAGAAACGGCGCCATAGCCGTAGCACCCAGATAGCCTAAAGCGCCCTTAACATTCTTCATAGCGCCCTCAAACGTCTTACCAGACGCCTGCGCAGCACCACCCATGCCAAGCTTCATCGCAGCCGCAAACGTGGCAAAATCAATCTGCCCCTTCGACACCATCTGCGACACCTCAGCCGACGTTTTACCCGTCTGCCTGGCAAGCAAAGACAGTACAGGAACACCCGCCATCGTAAGCTGCAACATGTCATCGCCCTGCAACTTACCGCGGGCCATCACAGACGTAAAAATAGCGCCCGTATCCTGAAACGACTTACCAGAAATATAAGACACATCGGCGACAGTCTTCAACACATCCGTCATCTGCCCGCCAGACTTCACACCCGAAGCAGACAACGCCGCCGCAGTAGAAGCCGCATCACCCAACGCATACGACGTACCAGTCACAGCCTCAATAGCCGAATTCATAATCGAAGACGTGTCAGACGACGTGTGACCCAAACCAGTCAGTTTAGCCTGAGCCTCATCGATAGCCATAGCGCGAGCAATACCGCCACCAATAGTCACATCATAGATAGACTTGAGGCCCTTCTTAGCAACATTGATGGCACCCACCATTGCGGCACCACCAAGCGCCAACTTCATGCCCTTAGCAAACAAGCTACCCGAACGCTGACCCTCCGCAGGCATCACCCCAGAAAGCTGTTTACCAACATCCGCCTTCAAACCCGGCATCTTCGTATACAACGACACATATGCGGAAGCAATCTCACCAGACATACACTATTCACCCCATAATATTAATCTCGCGAGACACCCCGCCACCGGCACGAACACGCGCCAAAATATCGTCCACCTGCCCAGACGTAAACCGGGCCCTACGCTCATCCGTAGGCCTCGCCACAGGCTCCGGCTGCCCCTCACTATTAGCAGACCTGTAATGATCCAGCATGTCCAACACAGCCCACTCGCACCACTCAAACGGGCGCTGCCAACCATTAAGGTGGGCCGCCAACTGGCTAGACGTGTCAGTACACAACACGCCAGCCAGCCGGACAGCCTCACCCCAACACATCTGCGGGCCACCAACACTATAAACCGAGCAACCGAACCGGGTCCTCCAATCGTATTCGATGGCCCCACGATAATCATCAATCAGGCCGTGGAGCCAAACTATTCCCCCAGGGAGGCTGCTTTCTGGTCGGGCTTGTATTCCATCCACTGACGGAAAATCTCGGCAACACGAACCATAGGAAGCCCCTCCAAAGCCTCCACTGCGTCAGCCGGGGAGGCAGCCTCTAACATAGAAAACATCACCTCAACCTGGGCGAAATCCGCAGACTCCCCCGACTGGGCAATCTTAGCTGCACGGCGAAACACGCGGGCAGGCACAGCTTGAGCCGTCTCCTCCGCATCCGCCAACACCCAACTACGGTCACCGATCTTTAATGTGTAACCAGTGTCACTCATCTATCAACAATCCCTCAAACTATGTGTATCAGTTATTAGACGGCGGATTCGGATCCGGCTCAGGCTTCGGAGGATTCGGGGCCGGAGGAGGAGTCGGGGGAGTATCAGCTTTTAAAGCCGTCATCCACCCACGACCAGACACCGCATCACCCTTCTTATTAATCTGGGCAGGATACGCCTTCAACGTCACACCATACCCGTACACCTCGCCATTCTTGCCCTTAATCTCGTCACGATCAATCAACTCGACCTCAGGGAAATAGTAGCGAATAACCTGATCGCCATCAATAATATCCATCAACAAGGCGTGAACACCCGTCGTGGCACCAGGAGAAATATCGAACGAACCCGCATCAGCTCCGGCAGTAACCTTCGACTGCCAAAACAGTTCGATAACCTCCTTCTTAGACTCGATCAGCTGGAAAGAAATCTCGATAGAAGACTCCGTAGCCACAGTGCGAACAACATCCGCATTCTGCCAAGCCTTCAAATCATCCGTTTTACGCTCAGGCTTAATCTTAAACCCGTCATCAGACAGGTACCCTAAAGCGATAAGACCGGAAGGAACCGTCTTCACACCATCAATAGTATCACCCGCGTGCGCGTCACCAATATAAACGTCGCCAGTAACCGCTGAACGAACATTAGACGCTTTACGTGTTGCAGCCATCACAACCCCCATTAAATATCAAACAATTACATTAAAACAAAAACAATAAGCTTATTCAGACTCCGCAGGCCTACATATCAGCTCGAACAGCGAATACACATCAAAACGTGCACCATCAACCAGCAAATCAGGACCAGTAGACCGTTTACAGTACACCACAGGGTCACCGTCCACCCCGTCAGCCAGCACAGCCTCGACACGACGCGCCAACGACATAGCACGATCCGGCGTATCAGAAAACACATTCACCCGCAAAAAAACACGCTCACGAACATGCAACTGCGGGCCACCATCCAACGCCAACCAGATCAGATCACCCGTAAAATCGTCAGGCACCGTCCCCACACAGGGTATATCAGACAGCCAGCCATCATCCTTGAGCACGCGTTTCGCCCACTTCCTGGGATCATCGTAGATGATCACGACGCCGCCCCTATCGACCTCGCCAACGTGCCATGCTTCGCCTCAATACGCTTCCCACCCTTATATGTGGTGCCTATACGAGCGACAGCCTCGACACGGTGAACCTGCACCTCCGATGATAATCCGCCACGATATTGGGCCTTATCGAAAGCGTTACCGCCCACATTCGCCGAGGCCGCACGCTTGACACGCTCGCCACGCTCAGCCAACATAGCCTGCACCCCAGAAGACTTCAACACCTCACGAATACCCGGCAAGTTCAGCTTCACATTCACATCCTGAGCCACTACCCATCAGCCCTTCTTACGCTTCACATTGATCTGCGTACCAGCATCCCAACCGGACATCGGATGATGCCACACGATAGGAGACCCGTCAGCCTCCCACACAACACCCCGAATACGCCACCGGCAACGATAACCGGCACCCACAACAGACTGCTTGAAAAGCATCGACCAATGCTCATAGTCAGAGTCACGGCCGGCAGCCTCATCCTCCTGCGAAACGGAAGCATAGATGGCCACGTTATGAAACACAGTCTCGACAGGCTTAGACCAATCTTCCACCTTGTCGCCAAGATCATCGACACGAACAGTCGGCTGAAGCATCACAACCGTTTCACCATAAGGAAAACTGGTCATATCATATCTCCCACAAAGGGCCAGCGTAGCCGTTAATATCAGATCCGCACGAGCAACCCTCACCCCACACCGTGGAACACACCTCAGAATGCACATATCGACCATTAATAGTGGGAGTGATAGTGAACGCTTTACCAGCCCCACCATCACCCTCACACAACTTCTTCAACGCGGCAATCTCAGAAGGCCACAACAAATTCGTGGGAGTATTAGACCGTGTAGTCTGAGCGAAAGGACCCGCAGACTCATACTGCACCTGGCCCGACACGCCAGTATCATTCCAGCGCAACAAAGCCCTGCGCAGAATAGCCTTAGCGGCATCCTTGTATTTGAAATCCGGTTTAGCGATACAGGGGGCGACACTGACAGCCACAGCCTCCACATCGGCAATCATCGCCTCAAGCTTCTCTCTAGGAATATCAGCGAAAGGCTCAATATCCTCAGGCTTCAAAATGATACCCATCAACACCACCCCCTGCACATAAACACATCACCGCAACAATAAATCAGTTCTCGGCCGGCGGATTAGGCTTCGGGGCAGCCTTCTCCTTCACAACAGCAAACGAATCAAGCGACTCGATAGCCACATACAGCACAGCCTCGGCACGAACCATAACCTCATTATGGCCCTTCAGGTCACGCCCAGTCTGATCCGGGTCACCATACTCGATCAGTTCGATCGGGAAGTTACGCTGGAAACCCCAATGAACACGCGAGAAATCACCAACAATAGCCTTAACACCAGAGGCAGGCGACATCTCCGGGGCGCCAGAAACAGTCGAAGAAGAACCAACATTCAAGCCACGCCAATTATCCAAACCGGCAAACCCGGCGGCAGGATACATAGGCTGCCCGGCAAGCGGAGACCCCTTCGGATAAACCTCAGTAGACAGGGCAAACGAGAACGCCGGATCCAAAGCAACCCCGTTAGGAACCTGCAAACCGGCCCCAGCAATCAGCCCAACCGCCTTAATCAGATCAGCCGTAGCGCTATCGGTTGCATCAACAATATTCTTCGTCTTATCCAGCGAAGACTTGACAGCCGCAGCAGGCTTACCCGTAGCCGGATCAATACCGTGGAAAGCAATCAGATCAACAGCGCGACCAATCGAAGCACCAAGAGCAGGCGAAATCAGATCCTGCAAAACACCCAGGCGGTAATCGGCGTCAGCCCACATAAACTCGTCCGAGACACGCTGCTGAGTCACAACCTTGATAGGCTGCGCAGTAAACGAGGAAACATCAACCGAAGCGGAAGGCTTAACCTCGCCCTCACCAACAATCTTGGCGCGAGGAACACCACTGAAAACGGCGCCCTTAACAGGACCAAAAATAGTCGGCTGCTCCGGCGACAGCTTCGCCAAAACACCAGAATCGATAGCACGGTCACGAACCGCACCAATCATAGAACCAGGAAGCTCAAGCTTCCCTGCAGAAAGAAAATCGTCAGCCATCACAAATCATCTCCTAGAATTATTGACAAGAGCATCCACAAACGCGACACCCTCACGTCGTTTAACATCATCAACGGGGGCACTCCCCGCAAGACGGCGCACACCCGCGCCACCACTACTATGGTCGATCAAACCCTTCAAAGCTTTCGCAGACTCGGCAAGCGACTCCTTATCGCCACCCGACAAGAAAGCGATCGCATCACTGGACAAACCATACTCTGAAGCCACCTCGCGCTTCACACCCTCAAGAACAAACCCGTTGATCCTGTCTTCGAGTTCCTCATTCTTGCGGCGAAGCTCATCAATAGTAGATCCAGAATCGTCACTCGATGTACGAAGCTTCTCCAACTCGGCGAAATTACTTTTAGCACGAGACTCCCACTTACGGGCCTCCGCCTTCCAATCAGTCCCCGGCGATTTACCATCGCCTTCATTCTTCAACTGATTGTCGGCTACCTCCTGCCCGCCATCGTCTTTTACTGTATCAACAATGCCGTTATCCTTTCCGGGCTCAACAGCATCATTGTCAACATTCTGTTCCTCAACTTTTTGATCGGCCATAGCCTAACCTTACACTCCTTGCGGAAAACAACACAACATTGTTGACCCCCGTGCGGGAGACAACCCTGTGCACCAATAACCGGCGGCGCACAACCGGAAACCACATCAAATTATCTCATGCCACCAACAGTACGCATAGCCTTCAAAATATTGCCAGGCGACTGCTGCAACCCATGATCATCAACCCACTCACGGGCCTTCTCATACGTCCTCTGATAC